CCCGCCGAACGCCGTCTCCCGCCGGCCACCCCACCAGTAGGCGATGACCGGGACGGTCGACAGGCTCGAGGGCTCGCCGCGCACGACCGAGGTGATGGCCGGGTCGACGGCCGCCCCGGCCGCGACGAGGTGGGCGTGGTAGGTGGTGAGGACCCCGCTCCAGCTCATGCGACGTGCCGGACCCGGTAGAAGTCGAGGTTCATCTTGTCCTTGAACGACAGCGCCCGCTCGAAGCTGCGCTCGCCGCCGATGCCGATGGTCACGATGTCGCCGCCACCCGCCCCACGCTCGCGGGCCGCGGCCACCGCGAGGTTCAGGGCGATGGCGCTGATGTCGGCGGGGATGGCCGCCCAGCCGAAGGCGCCGGTCAGGCGCACGTTGGCGTAGCCGGGGGCGAAGAACGCGCTGCCCACGTCCGAGAGCCAGACCTGGGTGAACGGCCAGCCCGGCGTGCGGGCGGCCTCCGAGGGCCGCAGGAAGTAGTGGCCCGACTCGACCTCGGTGAAGTCGCCGCCGGTCTGGTCGGCGACCTCGAGCATGGTCAGCGAACGGATGCCCTTCGGGAACAGGAGGCAGCGCCCGCCGCGCACCGCGTCATGGCCGTCGGCGGTGTAGGTCGTCGCCCCGTCGGGGGTGAACCGGCGCCCGGTGTAGGTGTGGATGAAGGCCGTGGCCTGGGTCAGCCACTCGATCAGGTTCTCGTCCTGCTCGGTGTCGGTGTACGGGATCTCCAACCGCTGGCGCAGGTCGTGGAGGCTGGCCAGCAGGCCCGAGCCCTCGGGCGCGACCTGGAAGGCGGCCGAGTAGTCCGAGGTCAGCGTGCCCCCGGCGTTCTCGAAGCGCGTCTTGTACCAGGTGGACGAGGTGCCGGACGGGTCCTGCCCGGTGTAGATCGAGGTCCCCGCCACCAGGGCGATGGTCGGCGTGCTGCCGGTCCCCGACAGGTTGGCGTACACCCCGCCCTCGGTGGCCGAGGACTGGATGCGGATGAGGGCGCCGGCGCCATAGACGCCGGCGAGCAGCAGCTCGTCGGCGTTCTCGACGCTGATCTTCAGGGTGTTGGCCACGGTCTACTCCGGTACGTCATGTCGGGCCGAGCCCTTTGGAATGGCCCCTGTGGCGCCACCAGACGGCCCAGGAGCGGTTGCCGCTGCGGTCGGGGGTCCCGATATCGCCCGCCCGCCCGGCGTTGCGTGGACCGCGTGGGCGACAGGCGGCGGGCCACCGGACACCGCAACCCCGGCCACCACCGTCGGATCACCGGCGTCGAGTTCGACGCTCGCCGCTTCGGCGGTGGGTGCGACGCTGGCGCTCGCGCCGTTGGCGGCGACGAGGACCGCGGCGGCCCCGGCGGTGGGTGCCAGCGAGGCATCCACGTCGCCGGCAGCGAGGGTGATGGTGGCCACGCCCCCGCTCGCCGCCACCGAGGCGGCGGGCTGGTGGGCGACCAGGGTGATGACCGCGGTCCCCGCGCTGGGCGCGATCGAGACGGAGGCCTGGCCGGCGCCGAAGGCGACCGATCCGAGGCCCGCCCGCGGGGCGACGCTGATCGACGGCTGGTGGGCCGTGAGGGTGAGCGCCGCGGGCTCGGCATTGACGCTGGTCGCCGCCTCGGTGCTGACCGTGGCGTCGTGGGCCGCGACGGTGATCGTCCCGACGCCTGCCCGTGGCGCCACCGATGCGGCGGGCGTGTTGGCCGCAAGGGTGACGGTTCCCTGTCCAGCGTTCGGAGCGACCGAGGGCGCGGCGGCGTTGGCCGCGAGCGTGATCGTCGCCAGCTCGGCATCGGCCTCGGTCGCGGCGCCGGTCGTGTCCACCGTCGCGTCGTAAGCCGCGAAGGTGACCGTCGCCGTGCCCGCGTTCGGGGCGACCAAGGGCGTCGGCGCATTGGCGGCGACGGTGACGGCGGCTGCCCCGGCGTTGGGGGCGACAGAGGGTGCCGCCGCGTTGGCGGCGAAGGTGATGGCCGCGTGGCCCGCCGTGCGGGCGGTGCCGGGGGTGTGGGCGGCCACCGTGATGGTGGCAACACCCGCCGTGGGGGCGACGCTCGGCGCGGGCTGGTTGGCCGCGACCGTGACCGACGCGGTGCCGGCGGTCGGGGCGATGCGGACCGTGGCATCGTAGGCCCCGAAGGCGACGGTGGCGACGTCCGCGGTCCGGCCGGTGCCAGGCGTGTGGGCCGCGACGTCGATCTCGGCGTGGACGGCGAGGGTGTTGGTGACGCCCTCGACCACCGGCCGGATGGCGACCGTGTAGGCGTCCCACTCCTGGCTCGCCGAGATCGTGTAGGCCGAAGGGTTCTCGACCCTGGTGTACGCCTCCCGGTGGGCCATCGCCACACCGGCACCGTCGGCGCCGGTGGCGACCTCGTTGCGCCCATCGAGGTAGTTGGTCGGGTAGGCGCTGACCGTCGCGTCGGCATCGTAGCCAGCCGCCGCGACCCAATGCGAATCGTCCTCGGCCCACCCAGCCGTGAGGCTCAGGGGGTCCGGGCTGGCCGTCGCCCCCGGCGCATCGCTCGGCTGGAAGTCGATCCCAACGTCGGTCCCGTACTGCTCGTACCAGTTCGAGAAGCGGAACAGGACGTAGGCCGCCTTCTCGGCCGACGAGAAGGTGACCGTGCCAAGATCCGACTCGGCCTCGGTGCCCTCGGCAATGAGGTAGAACAGGACCACCCGGCCGACCGACCCGGCGATAACCGTGTCGCGCTCGACCACGATCGACGAGGGGAACGTGATCGTGACATCGCCATCGACCGACAGCATGCCGACCACGATGTCGCCGTGGTTGAGGCCGCCGATGCCCGTCGCATCCAGGACGAGCTCGGTTACATCAGCACCGGAGTCACCGCCCGCCTGACCCCGGTAGACCGGGTACTTGGCCACGTTGGCCGTCTGGGCGGCGACCGTGACCGCGGCATGGCCCGCGTTGGACTGAACGCTGATCGACGGCTGGTGAGCGCCGAAGCTGACGGTCGCCAGCAGGGCGCTGGCCGCCACCGCGGCGGTGACCGCGCCTGCGGCGTAGGTGGTGGCCGCGTGCTCGGCGTTGGCCTCGGTGCTGGGCGCTTGGGCCTGCGGAACCCGCGGGACGCGGGCCTGCGGCTGCGGCGGTCGGCGGAACAGGCCAGGCATGGCCTACCCGCCTACGGGGTCAGTTGGCGGTAGGTGATCCCCGCGCACCAGCCGGTCAGGGTCGCCGGCGTCCCGACCATCTTCAGGATGATCGCCGTGTCGGCCGGGATCGCGATGCGTTCCTCGGGGGTCGGCACCCACAGCCAGCCGTTCAGGTTGTTGAAGCCCTCTTGCCAGATCGTCGTCACGGTGCCCCCGCCCTCGGCGCTGGCATCGGTGCCCGCGGTCCCCTCGGCGCCGGAGGTGCCGCCCACGATGCCCGAGGCTGCGCCGCCGAGGAAGTGGGGGGACGGGGTGGTGCTGGTGTAGGTGCCGAACGCCGAGGCCTTGATGCCGACGATGACGCCCAGCTGGTCGGACGCCTCGGTCCCGATCTGGTTGACCCATGCCCGCAGGATCTCGATGTTCGAGCCCGACGAGGAGAGGGTCGAGTCGGTGTGGATGATGACCAGGGTGGCGTCGGCCACGATGGTCTGGTTGTTCATCGCAACGGTGTAGGCCGACATCGGGGCTCCTAGTGGGGAAGGACTTGGGGGTAGGGCGTGAACCGCGGTGGCCGCAGCGGTGAGATGGCCCCGGTCCAGACATGGCCGTCGTCACCCGCCGCCCCGCCGGCCAGGTCCCATGCGCCGGGATCTTCCGACGTCCCGGCCCCGCCGGACAGAATCCGGTAGGCCGTCCCCGCGCAGCCGTCGGTGCCCGCCGTCGACGAGCCGTTTGAGGCGTTGGAGTAGTTCGTTGGCGGGGTGATCCCGGTGTGGTCGTTGTTCTTGACGAAGATCGTCCAGATCAACGAGTCGGGCTGGACCGGCGTGACCGCCGGCGGGTCGGGGTCGTTGACGTTGGTGAAGTTCGTCGGGCTGGCGCCCGAGACAGCCGCGAACGGGTCGCCCGAGGACGGGCCGCCGCGGAACACGTCCACCGACCAGATCGTGTCGGAGTTGGACGAACTCGTAGCGCGGGACCAGTTGAACGTGGTATCCCCCGATTGGAGGTAGCGGTAGCCGACGTAGCCGCGGCAGTTCGAGCCACCGGCGTAGAGGTACGTGGTCGTGATCCCCACGCCCGTCGGCTCGGTGATGTTGTAGACCCCCGCCCGGCTGCCGAGCCAGAAGATGGCGAGGTCGCCGGGGTTGAAGCTGGGCAGGGTCCACGTCCCGCTGGCCGGGTTGTTGCCGGTCAGCGCGGTCATCGACGCGACGTAGGTGATGGCCACGACTCAGGCGGTGGCGGTGAAGATCCCGGACGAGTGCCAGACGATGGTGAACGTCCCGTCGGTCACGCTGTTGCTGCCGCCGAAGTAGTGGAACGACACGCCCTGGTCGGCGACCGGGGTGGCGATCGTGTTGTCGTAGACCAGGCACCCGAACACGTTGGCCAGCGTCGCGCTCGACCCACCCGAGGGCGTGTCGGCCGCGTCGAAGGTGTAGACGTTCGAGCTGCGGGTCGAGGTCACGCTGGTCAGCGGCTCGCCGCCGGCGTCCCACTCCGTCCCGTCGCTGACCTCGTTGCCCGAGGCGGTCCATTGGCCCGCGTTGTAGGCGCTGTTGGCCGCCGAGACGGTCTGGTCGGGGGTGATGTCGTTGTCGTACAGGGCGGCGTGGAAGGTGTCGGAGTTGAGGTCCATCGCGGTCGTGTTCTCGAACACGTCCTCGATGAGGGCCATGAACACCTTGCTGTTGGACCAAGCCATGGGTCAGCTCCTTGCGGCGATGGTTGCGACCGGAGCAAGGACCGCACGGTCCTCGCCATCGTCGCGTTTGGTGACGACCGCCATGACCGGGCGGCCTTCGGCATCGGTCTGCACCCGCTCGGTGCCCACGTAGTCGTCACGCTCGACGGCGATGACCTCGGCGCGGGTGCCGGCCTCGACCATCGGGGCCGTCAGGCCCTTCAGACCACGACAGGTGTGGAAGCGGGTATGCGGACGCGGCTCGTGGGTGATCGACTCGGTGGTGCAGTTGGGGCACGTCCAATGACGGGTCGGCTGGATGAGGGTCACAGGTGCTCCAGGTCGTGGTCGAGGGCGGTGGTGTCTACCAGATGCGACGTGCCCGGCCGTCGAGGTCGGGGACGGTGTAGGACAGGGGCACGTCCAGCCCCCACGGTGTCGAGAAGGTTTCGCCACCAGGCGGGCCGCCCCACTTGGCGACGTAGCGGTCGCGGTTCTCGGTGAACGTCCGGCTGTTCGCCGCGCTGTACCGGGTGTCGGTCTTGATCGTGGTCGAGCCTTCCCATCCACCTACTCCGTGTCGGATATCGCCGTCGTACTCGATCCAGTCCACGCCGCCCAGACGGCAGCGCCGTTCGTAGTCCACGTCGTCGAAGTAGATCGGCCAGAAGCTCCACTCGTCGACCAAACCGACGCGCTCGATGGTGGCCCGGTTGACGGCCGCGTAGGTCCAGCGCAGGCAGCGCGAGCCGGCGGTCGAGCCGGTGACGACGGTCGGCCCATCAGCCGCCTCGATGGTGGCGGTGATGTGGTCGATGTCGCCCGGCGTGAACACCAGGTCGTTCGAGCAGATGAGCCACCACGCCGCGTCGGGGGTCTGGCTGATCCCCGCGTTGACGCCGCCCGAGTAGCCCAGGCCGATGATCGGGCGGATGTAGAGCGCCGGGCCGAGGTCAATGTCGTGGTCGGGGGTGTTGTCGACGATGACGAGGCGCTCGACGGGGCCGACGCTGCGGAGCATCCGGCGCCCGAGGTCCGGGCGGCTGATGATCGGCAGGACGAGAACCGGGATCACTCCGCTTCGACCATGAGCCGGACCAGGCCGGCGAAGTCCACGGTCGGTGCCCAGCCCAGCAGGGTGTTGGCGCGGGTGGCATCGCCGCACAGCACCTCGACCTCGGCCGGGCGGTGGAGGCTCGGATCGGACACGACGTGGTTGCGCCAATCCAGCCCGACGGCGGTGAACGCCTCGATGCAGAAGTCGCGGACCGAGTGCGTTTCCCCGGTGGCCACCACGAAGTCCGACGGCTCGTCAGCCTGGAGCATGCGCCACATGGCCTGGACGTAGTCGCCGGCGTACCCCCAATCGCGGCGGGCGTCGAGGTTGCCCAGGGTCAGGGTGTCCTGCATACCCTCGGCGATGCGGGCCGCGGCGTGGGTGATCTTGCGGGTGACGAACTCCAGCCCGCGGCGCGGCGATTCGTGATTGAACAGGATGCCGCTGACCGCGTACATGCCATAGGACTCGCGGTAGTTGACCGTGATCCAATGGCCGTAGCACTTCGCCACCCCGTAGGGGCTGCGGGGGTGGAACGGGGTCCGCTCGGTCTGCGGGGACTCGGTCACTTGGCCGAACATCTCCGAGCTCGACGCCTGGTAGAACTTCGCGTCGGGCGCGTGCTGGCGGACCGCCTCCAGCAGACGGGTCACGCCGAGGGCGGTGAACTCGCCGGTCAGGACCGGCTGGTTCCAGCTGGTCGGGACGAACGTCTGGGCCGCGAGGTTGTAGACCTCGTCGGGGTGGGTGGTGCGCACCGCCGAGGCCAGCGAGTCGGCGTCGAGGAGATCGCCCTGGACGATCTCGAGGTCATCGGCCAAGTGGGCGACGCGGCCGAGGTTGGGGCTGCTGGTGCGGCGGATCATGCCCGCCACCTCGTAGCCCTTCCGCAGCAGGAACTCGGCGAGATAGCTGCCGTCCTGCCCGGTGACGCCGGTGATGAGGGCTTTCACAGGGCGGCCCGGATCATCGAGGCGCTGATGCCCTCGGTGTACGGGACGTACACGATGAGGATGCCGCGCTCGTCGAGCCACTCGTGGGTCACCCCGAGCTGGCCGAGGTAGTCGCGGTCGGCCCAGTCCGAGCCGACGACGATGACGGTCGGGTTGGCTTCGGTGATGCACGGCTTGGCGTCGGCGCCGCCCGAGTTGGGGATGACGCGGGTCACGAAGCGGCAGGCGGCCAGCACCTCCCGGCGTGCCTCGTAGGGGAGGATCGGGCGCCGGCCCTTGAACTGCTCCACGAACTCGTCGCTGTTCAGCCCGACGGTCAGCGGACCGAAGTCGGCCGCCGCGTCGAGGAGGCGGACGTGCCCGTAGTGGAACAGGTCGAAGGTGCCGATGGTCAGGACGTTCACAGGAGCCGTTCCATCTCGGCCAGGGCCGGGAGCCAGTACGTCTCGAACACGAGGTCGGCGTCGTACTCGGCGGCCTTGGCGATGGCCTTGTCGGACACCGAGGCGTCGCCCTTGGCGGCGTAGGCTTGGTCCAGCGCCGCCACGATGCCGCCGATGGAGGGCATGCCGAGGAACGCGGCATGGGGCGCGTCCCACATGGGCTGGACGGGGACCACCCAGCCGGCGCCCACCAGCTCGGGCGGGGCGGTCCAGTCGGACACGATGACCGGGGTGCCGCAGGCCTGAGCCTCGATGATCGGCACCCCGAAGCCCTCGGCATACGAGGTGCCGAGGTAGACGTCGGCGGCGGTGTAGATCGCCGCCAAGTCGGCTTCCTCGATCAACCCGTTGAGGTAGGCGTACTGGTCGGCCCACACCAGCCGGTCGGCGGGGATGCCACACGCGGTGGCGAGGATCGGGAGGTCGATGCCCCGGTTCCCGTAGCGGTCGGTGTGGACGTAGATGTAGGCGTCGGGGTGGCGCTCGGCGAAGGTGGCGAAGGCGAGGAACATCTCGCCCCACCCCTTGCGCGGCGGGTAGTTGCCGTTGTTCGCGCTGTTGATGACGACGAGAAAGGCGTCCTCGGGGAGGCCCAGCACCTCGCGCGGACTGTCGCCCCGAATCAGGGTGTCGGTCGGGTGGTACTCGGACGACTCGATGGCGAGCGGGACGTAGAGCCCCTGGACGCCGGCCCGCTCCAGCTCACGAAGGCCGAACTGGGACCACGCCAGCGACAGGTGCTTCTCGCACCATTGGAGGACCGCCGGCGGCACCGGCTGGTGGTCGATCGGCACCCAGGAGGCGACCCGCAGCCCGTCCCAGTAGGACGGCTCGAGGCCCCACACGTCGTAGAGGGTGATGACCCAGCCCGACTGGCCGGACCACAGCTTGGCGTGGCCCGGCGCGACGTCGTTGGAATACTTGTCCTTCCCGCCGGGGAAGATCGGGATGCCCTCCCACTCGAACTGCGTCCCGTGGAGGCCGAAGTTGGCGGCCACCGCGACCTCGTGGCCCGCGGCCTTGAGGCGCCGGATGGCCTGCTTGGTCTGAATCCCGTAGCCGGACTTGGCCCACGGCGCGTTGGAGTACCAGGTGATACGGATGGTTGCTGCCCTCCCGGTTGAGCGGGGGCCGGCCCGGAGGCCGACCCCCATCCACAGGTCGTTGCGAACGACTAGACGTTCGCGCTGACCAGGAACTTGATCGCAGCCACGTCGGGGAGATCGCCGTCGAGCCGCCAGACGACCTTGAGGGCCACCTGGTCGGTGTCGAACTTGAAGTCCCGCGACTGCTCGACGCGCATGCCGTTGACCTCGCGGACGTGGTACGCCGACATGTCCCCGAACGCGACGGACTTCGAGGCAGAAGCCACGGCCGCCATGTGCGGGTTCTCGTAGATCGGCGCGCCCATGAGGCGGTCCGCCTGCCCACCGTTCAGGCCCGGCTGCCAGAGGAAGGTGCCGTTCGTGTCGGTGAACTTGCGGATCTTCGCCAGCGCGGTGTTGCTCACCTGCCACGCGGCGCCGGGAGCCGTGCGATACGGCGCGGCCAGCGAGTAGAACAGGTTGACGATGTCCGTGCTGAGGAAGAACGGAGAGCCAGCGGCGGTGCCACCGTTGGAGCCGGCGGTGATGAAGCCGTTGGGCTCCACGGTGTCGGTCCCGAGGGTGAAGTCGGAGCCGGACGCCATGCCGAGCTGCCGACCCGCCGAGTTGGCGATCAGCTGGTCGAGGTTGACCACCTCGTCCTGGTCCGCTTCCGCCGACCAGTAGCTCATCGCCTTGTACCCGAAGGCACCCAGCGTGATCGAGCTGATGGTCGGGCTGGACTCGGAGATGGCCGAGGCCTCCGCCACGATGTCCCCCGACGGGTCCGCGGTGAGCCGCGGGACGGTCAGGGTCCCACCCGTCTGGGTGACGAGCTTGGTGGCGAGGTCGTAGGTCGGGTTGAGGGTCCGAGCGAAGATGACCACCTTGTCGGCGAACAGCGACGGCGTGATGGACGAGCTGGTCGCGATGGCGTACTTCTCCCGAGGGTCCCGAGCGGCGGTGTGCTGCTCGAGGAATTCGGGGGACATCTTGAAGTCGTACTTGACGCTCGGGTCCGCGATGATGCGGGCGAACTTCTGCGACTCGGTGAGTTCCGGGGTCGCCTTGGTCGACTCCAGCGGGCCCGCCATGAGGTTGGCGAACTCGTCGACGACGGCCTGGCGCGCTTCCAGCTCGCGGATGTCCTTGAGCCGGGCGTTGGCGTCGTCGATGTCCTGGTTGGCCCGCGACCACTGCTCCTCCTCCTCGGAGGTCAGGTCGCGGTTCTCGTTGATCGCCGTCTCCTTGAGCGCCTTGGCCGCGTGCCACGCGGTCTGCTTGCGCTCGACCAGACGGTCGATGATTTCCTGAGAGGGCATGGAAGCAGCCTCGATGAAAGGGATGAGGGTTGACGAGAGGCCGCGCAGGGTGGTGGCGGGTTCCGATGGGTCCGGTCCCGGCTCGTCACCGGGGTGGTTCCGCTTTCGGTGAGGCTCCGGTCCTACGGGTTGGTCGTGACCTTCAGCTCGAGTTCGCGAAGGTCGAGTTCGTACTGATTGCGCCGGGCCGGCGACAGGTCGGGCACCGGACGGAGGGCGGCGGCAGCGCGGTCGATGAGCTGCGCCTGCTCCTCGGACAGCGGCTGGCCGGTCGCCAGCTGCTCGATGGCGTCCTCGAGCGCGTAGCGGTCGGCGTCCATCGAGGCGGCCAGGGAATACATGGCCGCCGTGGTCTGCGGGAAGGCCGCCTCCGAGGTGATGGGGCTGACCTCGTGCAGGCGGAGCTCCTTCTTGTAGAGCATCGTGTTGTCGTCGGACCAGTAGTCCGAGTTCGTGGAGTTGAAGCCGATGCTCATGGTGTGGATGTCGCCCCGCCGCACGGCATCGCCCACCGGGCGCCCCCACTCGTTGTCGGGCAGGTCGGCGTCGGCGATCAGGCCCTTGTCGTCGAGCGACAGGCGCAGCGTCTTGGCGCGGGTGGAGGCCAACACGATGTTGTCGTTGTGGTTCAGGAACATCCGAATGTCGCGCTTGGCCTTGAGCGACTTGTCGAACGCGCCGGGCAGCAGGGTGACCCGGTAGCCCCCGAAGTCCTCGGACGGGACGTTGAACACCGCGGCGTAGCCACGGAACGAGAGGCCGTTGCCGCTCGGGTTCTCGTAGACCTCAACCGCTTCGCCGAGGGTGAGCTTGTCGGTTCGCATGGATCAGGCTCCTGTTGGGTCGGGCAGGCCGACGATGCGGGCCGCCTGGGCCGGGGTGTAGCCGGCCCCGATGAGCGCGGTCGCCGCGTCGGCCTGGGCCTTGGCATCGACCGCGGTGGCGTTGGCCGTGGCGAGCTGAACGCGGGGGACGGTGCCACCCTCGATCGGCGGCTCGTCCTCCTTGGCGCGGACCTCGTCGGGGAGCATGGCCCCGATGCCGGCGAGCTTCGCGTAGAAGTCGGCGCGGGCCGCCGAGTCACCGCGCAGCAGGGCGTTCATGTTGAACTTCATGAACGTGGTGCTGCCCGGAATGAGGCGCTGGTAGGCGGCCTCGATGGACTCCACCAGCGGGCGGAGGGTGTAGTCGACGAACGAGCGGTTCTGCTGCTCGACGCTGGCGTAGGACACCGCACCGGGGGTGGTGATGCCGACGATGGACGGCGGGACGCCATAGGCGCGGGCCATCTCCTCGGCCTGGAACTTGCGCTGCTCGATGAACTGCGCCTGCTCGGGCGTGACGCCGAGCGGCTTCCATTCCGCGTCCTGGGTCAGGATGCCCGGCTTGTGGGCGTTCTTGACGCCCGAGTACCGCTCGGCCCACTTATCGCGCATCGCGTTCTGGTCCTCGAGCGACATCGCGCCCTTGACCTGGATGACGCCCGAGAGGTTGGTGCCGTTCTCGTAGAACTTGGCGGCGTAGCGGTCGGCCGCGAGGCCGATGGCCATGCCCTGCCGCAGGGCCTCGATGGGCGACACGGCCCGTTGGCTCTCGCCGAGGAACAGCGGGTGCGGGATGTGGAGGATGTTGTCGGGGCCGACGTCGGTGGTGCCGCCCGACTGGGCCCGCACGCGGTAGACCGAGTTCGGCTTGAGCTCGACCCGGCGCGGGTCCAGGACGCGGACCGACTGCGGCTCGAACACGCTCGGGGTGACGTAGACGAAGGCGTTGCCCTCGAACAGGACCGAGGACATGACCTGCCCGAAGTGCGCGATCCGGGTGATGTTCGGGTTGGCCGGGTCGGGCACGTCGAGCCACACCGGCCGGGGCACGCCCATCCGCGTCCCATTGACCCGGCGCAGGACGTCGACCGGGAACGTCGAGACGACGTAGCTGATGGTCCGCACGCAGGCGTAGATGGTCGAGACGGCGATGGCCGACTCGCGGGTGATGGCCACGCCGGCGTCGGTGATCGACTCGTCGTACTCGCCGCCCAGCCACGACGCCCAGCGCCCGATGGCGTGCTGTTCGCCCCGACTCGGCAGGAAGGCTCGGGAAAGGATGTTGCTCATGTGCTCGCGCCATTCAGGGTGATGGCCACCACCAGCAGGCTCACCCCGACGGCGCCTAGGCCGAGGATGGGGGACAGCAGGAAGGCGGCGAGGTTGAGGCAGATGAGGCCAGCCAGGCCGATGACCGCCGGGATGTATCGACGCAAGCGGCGGTCCTCTAGCTGAACACGGGGCCTTCCACGTCAGGGGTGCGGCGGGCCATGTCGTGGGCGATCACCGCCGCGACCGCGAGGTCGATCTTGCGGGGGCTCGTCTTGGACTCCTTGACGATCCGCGGGCCGCGGTGGTCCTCCCGCAGCACGGCGTTGGCGATGTGCTGCGCCAGGCGCGGGTCCCCATCGTGGGTCAGCCGGTGCTCGATGACGGCGGTGTAGAACTCCTGGCAGGCCGGCACCATGCGCGGCAGGCTGTTGGTCTGCCACTCGATCAGGGGGAACCCCTCCAGCTCGAGGCGGGCGTAGAAGTCCTGGAAGCGGGCGGGGTCGAAGGCCAGAGCCCTCACGTGGTACCGGGCCAGCGCGTCGCGCACGCCGCGCTCAACCTGCCCGAGGTCGACGTGGCCCAGGTCCTGATCGGGGGTCCACAGGCCAAGGACGAACAGGTGTGGGTCACGGATCGTGCAGCCGACGAGCGCGGTGCTGTCGTTGGACCACGCCCCGTCGAACCCGAGAACGATCGGCTCGTCGCCGATGGTGCGGTCAGCCCGGATAGCGTCCCACGCGCCGTGGGGGAGCCACGCGGTGTGGGTGGAGGTCCATTGGTTCAGGTGGTAGCGGCGGAACGAGGACTCGTGCTTGGCGTCCTCGGCCAGGGCCTCGGGGAACAGGAAGTCGCCAAGGGCGGGGTTGGCCTCGGCCCACACGGCGTGATCCAGCCAATCGGCGTTGGGATCGGCGGGCTGGAACCAGCGGAAGTAGAGCTCGCCCGCCTGCCCGCGCTCGTAGAGATCCCACGCCAGGGTCGTCTTGTCGAAGCCCGCGGTCGTGATCCCGATGACGAGTGGCCGAACGCGGGTGCCGGTGCCCATCGTCATCGCCGTCCACAGGTCGAAGTTGGGCTGGACGTGGACCTCGTCGAAGATGACGAACGATGGGTTGAGTCCCTGCTGGAGCTTGGCGTCGGCCGACAGGGCGCGGTAGATGCTGTTGCGCGGCCCCTCCATGTGCCAGCGGTAGACCTTGACGATGGCCGACAGCTCGGGCTCGGCCAGCACCATCCGCTTGGCTTCCTCGAACACGATCCGCGCCTGGGTGCGATCGCCGGCGCAGGAGTAGACCTCGGCGCCCTCCTCGCCGTCGGCGATCAGCCCGTACAGGGCCAGGGCGGCGCCGATGGTCGACTTGCCGTTCTTGCGCGGGAGGCCGATGTAGGCCGTCCGGTGGCGGTGCTCGCCCTTGCGCCCGAACAGGCCGTGGAGGATCTCGTGCTGCCAGGGGCGCAGGACGATCAACTTTCCCGCGTCAGGGCCCTTCGAGTTGCGACACAGGGCCTGGATGAAGTCGCAGACGCGGTAGCCGCAGTCAGCCGGTGCGCGTGAAGCGGTCGAGCTTGCGCGTCGGCGGGGCTTTGGCGACGAGCCCCGCGCCGGTCGCCGGCGTGAGGCAGAGCTCGCGGGCGAGCTGACGGTGGATGTTGACAAGCTCCCTCCACTCCTTCGAGCCCTTGGGCTGCATCGCCTCGGCGGCGGCGGTCACCTCGCAGTAGTGGCGGAAGGTGTCCGCGTGGCCGGCCCCGATGTGGGCCGTCACGGCGATGGCCTCGAGGGTCCGAGTCCAGACCAGCGCGGCGCCGGCGTCCAGGTCGTCGGGCATGGGCGGTGGGTCGGTTGGCTTGGGCGCCTTGGCCAGTTGCGAGGGGCGGGTTTCGCCCTTGAGCACACGGAGGGCTGTCGGCTGTGGGGCGCGTCCTCGTTGTCCCATCGGCGTCATTTGCCCCCGTTGGCGGTAATCGTTCCGTGCGTTTTCGCGGTTGGCGCGGGGTACGCGGGCTGTTGCGGTTCAGAATTTCGTGCGGCCCCGCCGTTGCGCTTCGAGCTGTCCATGGCAAGGGCGGCAGAGCACGGCGCGGGTCGGGTGATCCACCGTCAGCCCCCGACCCCCCTCACCACCCGCTACCCCACACCGGGTACACCAGGGCTGCGCCTCCCGCAACCCCCGTGACTCCTTGGCCCACCCACCCCCGTACAGGGCCACCCGCTCAGGGCGGGCGTTGCGGGTGTGATCCCTGACCCTGGTGTGGTAGGCGCACCGGGTGTGCAGGCCAACCTCCCCACACCCCGGTTCGATGCACGGCCGAAGGATGGGCATACCCCTGTTCTCGCAGCGATGGCGGGGTGACCCCACCCCCCCTTGTT